CGCCGCGAGTGGTCGTTCTGTACCAGATAGCCGCCAAGGCCTAAGATGCTTGGCAGCTGCGCCAGCATCTGCAGGTCGCCTATCGGCTCACCTTCCGTCGAAGAGCTGTCCTTGCGCCAGCGGCAGCCACAATATGGTATCTTACTCTGTACTGCTGAGATGGGCACCCTGCCCACCTTGTTGGCCACAGGATCGTAGCCGAACATTCGGATATTCGCGTTGATGTCAGCGAAATCCTCGATTTCATTAATTTTCGTTCCGTCCATAATTAATATTATTTTTTATTCTCCTGTAAATAATCCTTCGATTGCATACCAGGATCCGCCTATACTTTTGAATTTAACTAAATCATTCATTTGTATCTTGACTGATGTGCCGATGAAATCGGTAAAATTAATCCACTTGTCCTCTACAGTAGTGACATTCTTCGTATCATTAAGGCTTGAAGCACCTATTTTTAATACATTGGCCACATTCTTCTTGACATAAAAATGATCTGTTGTCTCTGAACATAGTACGAAAACGTTATGTTTATCAACACTCATTCGCGTATCAGCAAGGACATGTTTACAAAAAATGCTGATTTCCAATCCGTCGTAATCCGATGCCTTTGGCAATTTGAAGAAATTGCCATTGTAACTTCCTGGTTCATTCACGAAGAATGTCGTAGCTGGTTCAGTCTTTGGATCTATGACATAGGTCGTCATAGAAGATGTGAATACTACGGTCTTTGTTTTGCCATACAAAAGATTGGCTTCTACCGTACCGCTGACATTGACATCTCGAAACTTGCCACCAATAGCCTCCATGTCCACAGCTCTCATTTTGCCAGTAAGGAAATTCAAATAGAGGTTTGGATTGAAATCTCCATCCCCATCCGGAATTCCGTCATAAGCTTCGTAGCTGGCTGCATTTCCCACAGAATCAACTCCTTGTTGAGACATCATAAGATGATCAACGAAGACGGCATCTCCAATCTTTCCGAACTTAGCCATCAGCAGCTCTGCAAGCATCAAAGGAATCTTCTGCTGTTGCTTCCAATCTGTGTTGCTGCTCGAAGGCTCACTGTTAAGCAAGGTTCCTTCCTTTGCCGGATAGTAATAGAACTGGTCACTGCCGTGGCTAACAAGTGGGGCTACCTGTGCTGTTCTCACATATGATACACCCGATTGCCACTCACCGGCATAATAAATCATTGGGCCTACGCCTCCAGTCTGTCCTTTCTCGCCTGTCAGCCTTACATAGGTGGCTTTTCCGTCCTTGGTGTCCGTGTCGCTATATTTCTGGACCTGCATCCACAAGTATGGGAACGAGGACGTTGTTGGAATAGGAGCATCTTCCCAGTTGCTTCGTCCAAGCGGGGATGGCGCTGTTTCCGATGAGGAAGTGGTCAGTGCCGAGGATATATTAAATCGGTAGTCCGTCCATGACCCGCCATCTCCTTTCTCGCCCACGATCCGCACGGCTGCTCCCCAGGTCTTTCCACCGTCCTCACTGGTGCGCATCCATATATCGCCGGTGGCGAATGGTGAATGCCAGTTCGTCTTGCCATCAACGGAGTATTGTGCTTTTACTGTCTTGCCATCCTCACCCGTCAGCCGGACGTAGGTGTATTTTTGTTCATACAGTATTGCCGTGCTGGCAGGCAGATTCTTGCGCTCCATCCGCATCCAGAGATATGGGTAGTCCGTATTAGGCACCTGAGGAGCATCCGTCCAAGTTGTAGACTTCAGATTTCCGGGTACGGTGTATGCGTCTTTCGTCGTCTTATCCTTACTCAGATTAAAGGTATAGTCGGTATATTCCCCGTCTGTACCTTTCTCACCCACAATGCGGAACCAGCTGCCATAGGCAGCATCGGCACTTGATTTTGTGCGCATCCATTCATCACCATCCTTGTAGCTGTCGTGGATATTCGACTCATCTGGTTTCGTCGAGGTTCCACCGATAGAGATAATATCTCTACTGGGACAGTACTGTGCCAGCACACTTGTACCATTCACGCCGTTTACGACGGGCGAAATGGTACAGACAGCGAGCACGTCTTCGTCTATTAGTTCAATAATAACGGCTTTGGTACTACCCTTTGGCATAACTACGGTAGCGGGATTGTCGTTTATGTACTGACCTTCCGTTGCATTTCCAAAGCAAAGATGACCATCAAACTTACACAATTCCCGCTCAGTGCCGACAGTCATGTATGCCGTGAGAGTAACACTCACGTCACTATCAGTTACATTCGGGTTGGTATTGGAGCAGACGATGGAATATACCACCGCGTCGTTGCCCGGCTTACCATCCTTAGGAGCGGGATAGAGCTTATCTAATGCTGTAATTCCTTGCATATTTATCTCTTAGCATGAATGCGCACGGCGACACCTTTGTGCTTATCGATGTTGTCGTAAGTAAGCGTTTTCTCCGTCAAGTCAGTAATCTCGTTACCGTCATTATCCGTGAACGTAAAGTCGAACGTCCACCCCTCGGAGAGTTTGCCGGTTGCCCGTTCATAAACCTTGGGGTTGTACGTAACCGTCTGTCCTACATTCACACTCTGCGAGGGAATGCTGCGTCCGATGACGATATATAACGGATCGTGGATATCCGTAGCCTCTGCAGTACCGATATAGGTCTGGTTGTTGTAGTTAGCCAAACAGCGGAACAGCTCTGAGCCTTCCACACCGGCATTATGCAGCTTCAGGATATTTCCGTTCACCTCCTGCATGTAATCGATGGTAGTCATATTCTTCCATGTCCCATTCTCATTGCGCTGCCATTGATATTGTGCGCCATCAACATTCAGTCCGCTGCGCTGCAGGTTGGCAGTGAACTGGATCCAGTCGTTGTCGTTTGACAGCACGTTGTCGCCGCTGCCATCCGCTCCCGTACAGGTGACGAGTACCTTGAAGCTGTCGCCAGCTGATGCCTGAATGGGAATGAGCTGGTCGCACACGAAGTTTAGTCCGTTGTATGAGCTCTTGTAATAGATGTGCTTATCGCTCTTATACTTATCTGTAAGGTTACCCTTTATCTTTAACGCCGGGAAGGTCTTGCCATTGGAATCTACAGTGGCCAGCTCGAAGTAATCTTTCCAGATATCCTTCACCTTACCGTCCTGAAGTATTCCGCCCTCCTCAGTGATGTTGCCGATATACCACTGTTGACCTGCCGTCTCCGGCACAATGATGTCGCCGCGCTTCGTGCTGTACGGACGCGGATACATTAAAGCAGGATGCTTCGTGAAGTCGGTGCCCACCACCTTACCCGAAGATGGATTGTAATACTGTTCCAGTCCAACATTGGTCTCACCGTTGACCCACACGATACCCATACCAGGGGTTAGGGTATCACCATCATCGAAGGTATAGAGATTGTCAATTGCTGATATTGAGTTCATAATCGTATTGTTTACTTGTTTGTAATCTCTTTGATTGTTTTCTGTGCTTCCCAAACACTGACATACTGTGCACCCAGCTGCTTGGCTTCCTCTATGCCGAACACCTCTAAATCTGCGGTGTTCACCACATAGCCATGCTGCTCATCACCGGTACGGAAATCAGTTAGGCCGAGCTGCCTTGCAAGATCGGCCGGAATAATGTAGTAATCCATATCAATTTTTTATTCTGTTTCTACTTCTGATGTCGGGAACCTGCCAACGATAGGCTTGCCCTTGCTGTCTGCGAGGAAACTGCCGTCTGGCAGGATAATAGGACGGTAGGCACTCAGTTCACGGCATACGCCGCCAATCTGGTGCTCGCCGGTGAGTTTCTCTCGCTGTATCGTGAACTCAGTGCCGTTGCCAAGGCATTTCCACTCACTCGTGGCATTCTCACGATAGAAGAGTTGGATATCGAAGTACCGTTGTGGGTTCGAGATGTCACCTTGCCGGTTCGTTACCTTGGCCACGGCCTTCGTCTGCCTTGTGGTGGATTTAAGGAACTTGGCATAGGCGAATTCATACGTATCATCCCACTGCCCATACCAGCGGCGGAGCAGCGTTGATGCCCCCAGCTGCTGTGTCGGGTCGCTCTTCGGCCATGCCGTGACGCGCAGCAAAGTATGCTGAATGAAGTCAACATCTACGGTGATCTGAGAAGCGTCCTTACCGGTGACATACCACAGATCTGATTTTTCGTCGATGTCTCTCCAGCTCTTATTGGTAGTCTCGAATGTCTGCCATTTATACCCGGCATGGTCCTTATCGAGCGGCACACCGCCGTTCATCAGTACAGCCTCGATGGGAAACTTACCGTAATTTTTAAACGGCGAGAAATTCATCTTCGACGGGAAGCGTAGTTCCAGGTTCAGGTTCGTTCCTGTCTCATCCGCCGTTTTCAGGTTCTTATGCCACTCAAAGTGAGTGGTTTCCTTACGTATTGCATTATAGTATTCGCCGTGGAAGTCTATGCTCAGCATCTGAGAGGTCTCAACATTCCTTCTGACGGTCAGCGCGTGGACAGTATCGACGTAGTAGTCGCCAGTCGTAGCACTCGTGCCCTTTGTCATCTGGATGACATTCTTACCGTCGATGAGTCTTACCGTCCACACGACATTTCGCATCGACGAGGCGTAGTCGCCTGTCGGGATGTTGCCTTCCGGGTCGCTGATGATGAGACTTGGCTTCATCTGGTACGGCGTAATCGTCCTGTCTGGGACGAATGTTCCCAACAGCGTGTTGTATTTCTGAATCTTGCTGCCACCAAACTCCACCATGGAGAATGCGAAGCTCAGCGCAGGGTGGATAACCCGGCCACCCGTAATCTTCATCTTCATATCTTATCCTCTTTTTTATATCACGATTGAATAATCCTGGTCATATTTGCTGCCGTCGGGGAATATCACCACGACCTTGTAACCTACCTTACTGCCAGCCCCCCACTCCGATGGCAGATCCATCTTAGAATCCACGTACAACGAAAGTTCATGAAAGTTCTCATGGCGAGCGTTCCATGCCGTGTCGCCGTCGGCATCGTCGCTGATGCGCGTCCAAATGACCGTGCACCCAGTGAGTTCCTCGGCTTTCAGCAGCATCTCAGCGTTCCAAACGGAGGCCTGTAGCGTTGTCGTCCAGTCGGTTCCGGAACGGAACCAGTTGCCCGCCGAACTGACGATGCTGATGCTCATGTTAGAGCCGCCAATGAGGCACGTCCAGTTGGTGTTGCCATATCTCGGCTCGCTGCCTGAGCACTCATCCACGGAGCACTCCCAATAACAGCCTTTCCACCACACACGGTCCTTATAATAGCCCTTTGCAGTATCGTCCCATCCCTTGATATACTTTCTCGACGCGTTCCACTGGCCGCAGTCGCGGGCCTGGTACATGGGTTTGCCGAGATAGTCCAGCTGGATGATGTTCTCTGCCAATATGGTCTTGGCATAAAGACACGGCTGTTCCTTCGAGATGACACCCTTCTGCAGCAGGTCGTGAACTGCCTGTATGTCGGGTGGCAGGCCCACGAAGGCGGCATAGTTCGAGCCGTGCTCGGAGTCCTCGACGATGGGTTTGCCAACGCCTTGCAGAAAGAGCCAGCGGCCGTCGTTCGATGACACGAACCACACACTCTGCCGTGAGGTGTCCACCGTATTGCCCCAACGGATGACGCGCGCTGTGGGCACGGGGGCGTAGTTCTTACCGCCTGGCACATCGCTGTCGCCGTAGAGCGAGCAGACGGCGGTGTTGGCCTCCGTATCTACCTTATCGACACGCAACCAGAACGAGTAATAGGTCTTTCCCGTGTCGAGACGGTTAACCTTACCAAGAAGTATGTCGTTGACGTGAAAGGTATGATGGTCGGCATCATACTCCTTTCGGAAGGTCAAGGTGTACTGCCCGATGTCGGTGTGCTCTACCTTCTCGATGATGCCTTTATCCGTGAAGTAGGTGTCGCCCTCCAGCACGTTCTGGTGGTTGAACACCAGTTCGTTGAAGATGGCAGAGCCATCGACGCGGATGGAGCCACAGACGATGGAACCGTCCGGGTTGAGCCTTATTTGCTTGCTCTCGCCGATTACGCAGCCCATGAGCAGCGTAAGCAGTCCGGCGGCAGTGTCGGCGGTATCCTTGCGCAGGAATGGCGCACCAGCGATATACGACAGCAGCGCGAGGAAGGCATTACCTATTCTCGTGGCGGTGTTGGCATACGTGTGACGCTCATCACGTATGCCCTCAAATAGCGTCCGCAGCTGCTGTAGTGCTTCAGTCGGTGTGAGTGTGTCTGCCATTCTCTGTTCTTTTTCCGCAAAGATAGTTTATATAATGTATGGCAGAAAATACATACCAAAGGTTGGCTCAGTGGTCTCTGCTGAAAGGAATATCTTGTAAAGAATAAGGAAATCCCCAAATCAGGCAATTTTAGCCCAATCCGAAATGCAGGATTTGACCGCTCTGCCCACTAAAACGATGTCAACACCTTGGCAAGTGGGCGTTTTTCGCGCAAAAGGGGTC